AAGTAACAGAACTGATGCAAATGGAACGTCGGTAGCAAAATATATGTCAAAATTTAGTAATTTCCACCTCCCAGAGATCTAATGATAATAGTTATTATAATTTTAGGTATATTAAATCTAGGTTTAGGGTATGCAACCTACAATTTATTGAAAAAACTAGAAATTTATGAAAAAAGTATAGAGGAATTCTATACTTCATTGTCTTTTGTGCTCCATACGATGAGAACATTAGACGAAAGAAAAATGTTTGAATCGGACGACGAAGTGGGGACGGTATTTCAGCAGTTATCTGACATACTATTCACACTTCGTCCAATAATTTATGGAAAGGAGCAAAATGAAGAAGAAAACTGATCTAGAAATTCGTCGTGCAAAGTTAGGAAAAGTATATTTTACGCAAGACACAGAACGGGCAATAGTAGAGTACAATAAATCAACAGATCAAGATGAACGAGATCAAATATTTAGAGAACGAATACATGCGCCAATTGACAAATTAGCAGAAAATATCATAAACCGCTTTAAGTTTCCCTATATAGACGGAAATTTTGAAGATATCAAAAATCAAGTGGTATCGTTTTTAGTATTAAATTTACATAAATTTACGGAAGATAAAGGAAAAGCATTTTCATACTTTTCTGTAGTAGCAAAAAACTATCTCGTATTACATAATAATAACTCGTATCGTGATGAACTGCGATCAACATATATCGTAGATTCGTCTAGCGACGAGTCTTTTTTGTTAGAAGAAGTTCTTACAACAAAGCCAGAAGTTGAGTCGTCTCACAAGGATACTAGTGATTTTGTAGAACTACTCATTCATTACTGGGACTTTAACTTAGATAGAATTTTTAAGAAAAAACGTGATCGGGATATTGCTAATGCCGTGGTAGAATTGATGAAACGGGCAAATACTATAGAAAATTTTAATAAAAAGGCACTCTACGTACTTATTCGTGAAATGACAAATAATAAAACCGTTCATATTACAAAAGTTATTAATAAAATGAAAATACATGTTCTTGAACAGATGAAAGAATATCGTCGCTCTGGGTATTTATCGGATCCGTCGATGCTTTTTGTGTATAATCAAGAAAAATAACTATTTATAGATCAGACACTTTTATATAAAATTTGTTTATGGCATTTAACGTTGAAATTTTCGATGGAAAAACACTGGCAGATCTGTTCTCGGATATCTACAAAAATACAGATAAAAAACGAGAACAGATCAATCAATTTGTTGCGAGTTTTGTGAAACTTATCAAAACTCCAGAAGATGCTGCTGTTCTTGGTCCTGTAATAAAAGATTTTTTGGACGTAAATGTTAAAAATGACGAACATTTGGTACGTCTTGCTCAAATAGCACAACGATTGGTTACCGTATCTACTAAAGGATCATCAACTGGTGACATGTTGAGTGAAGAAGAAAAAATGCAATTGTTAAATAACATAAAAACAGACTTCGAAACGGTTATTGCGGAACAAGATGAACTAGATAGTAGATTAAAACAAATAAAGAGTTAATATGGCCTCGGGTGAACGACACGTATACAGACCAAAGACCACTGGATTACTAGCTACTTCAGGTACAAGCGAAGCAGCAACAACAGTACAGGATCCTATATATGAAGGAATTGTCGTTGATGTGATATTAGATCACACGCACCATCAATATTCAAACGATGGATATAACGTTGGTGCCATAAAAGTACGTATTTTTTCTATTCATAATGGTCGTGACCAAGAACTACTTGATTGGGCAGATCCACTGGATTCTACCATACAAGAAATGCCTTTACTTGGTGAGAGTGTGGTTATTCATAAAGTATTTGGTAATTTCTTCTACATGCGTAAAGTATTTCTTTCACATAGAATGCAAGAAAACGCAATGTTAAAAATGAACGATTTAATGGACAATCGTTCTGCAAAAATAAAAGGAAAAATTGCGGCAACAAATGAAGAATTGACTTTAGAAAGTCATAAATTCGGTGACTACTTTAGACCAGATAGTCGAGTTCGACAATTAAAACATTTCGAGGGCGATGTAATTATCCAAGGGAGAATGGGTAACTCTATCAGATTTGGATCCAGTCAGATAGATCCTAGTAGTAAGGGAATGGCACCAAATTTATTACTGCGTACTGGACAGGCTAAAGACGTAGAAAACACTGACTGCACTACGGATAAGGTGTTTGGTTTAATAGTAGAAGATGTCAATAAAGACGTATCATCAATATGGATGACTTCCGATCAAGTAGTTCCATACGAACCGACAACCGTTACTGCCGGATCGTTTTACCGATCAGTGGTAAACCCACCGCAAAAATATGATGGGGGTCAAATTATTATTAATTCTGACCGAATATTAATTGGTTCGAAAAAAACACATATTATGATGTTTGCACACGAAGAAATTCATTTAAACTCTTTCAAAAGAACGTCAATTGATACTAATGATACCATTTTTATGACTGCAAATGTTGATATTAGTGAACGAGCAGGTCGTAATATTGATTATGTTGCTGATAATGATTACATGATTGATGTTGGTAATGACATGAATGTAGTCGTTATGACCAAACATTCACTTGTAGCCAAAAAAACCTATTTGGGAACTACGGACAACGATACGGAACCAATGGTTGGTGGAACTACATTGTCGAAATTTTTAGCCAGATTAATTTTGACATTGATGGGAACACCTACTTATGCAGGAGAACCACCAACTGCAGCTACTCCTGGATACGCTACTGCAGCACACACATTGGTAAACGGAATCATTCCATGCGTATTAAATCCAGGAATAGTAGCAGGATTAACTGCATTGTTTACTGAATTAGTTCCTGTAAATGGTGGTCAAGAAAAATTCCCAAGTGCGTTTGCTGGAGCACCGTTTAATAGTGTTGATAATTTCATTAAGTTAGCTAATGACTCGCCTATAATAAAGTTTAATAGATTTGATGTGGGTGACCGAGTTATTATAGAAAACAATAAATGGGTTTTGACCGACTCATATTATAAAGTGGTATAATAAAATGGATGCAATAGATAAAGCTAATAATAAGTCAGCAGGTAAAGATGCTGGATACGTTTCTACTCCAAGCAAGTCTTCTGAAAGTAAATCAGAAAGAATTGCAAAGTTACCGAGAGTAAAAACTCCAGAAATTATCCAGCGAGAACAAGAAGCAAATGCTCAAAGTAGTAAAGCAGAATCGGATAGAATTACTTTATTACAAAAAGAAGAAACTGATGTGGAAATTAAAAAGAAAATTTTCACCGATACGCCCGAAGAATATAAAAAAGTTGAAAAATATATAGAAATGTGTACTGAAATAAACTTGGTACGGAAGGATCGTATTAAAACTAGCAATGAAAATGTAACAAAATCTAAAAAAGCATTCACATACCCTATGAAAAATGTCGGTAAAAAGCAACCAGAAGAACCGGCACCAGAATTACCAATAGCAAACACAACCCGTTCAGCATAGGAATTGATTATGGACAAACAATTATTAAAAGCATACATACGAACTATCGTAGAAGAAGAAGTAAAACGACTTCTTCCCGAAATGTTAGCGGAAGCAGTTTCTGAGGTTAAACAACTTTCCGAGACACGTCAACCGTCAACACAACCAAAAAAACCAGCAATTGATCGTGGAAAATTGGCTCAACTGATGGGAATCACGTACGATGGAGAAACCCTACGAGCCACCACGAATAATATGGTAGTACCACTCCCAGAAAATGCTCCACGAGATGTAGATCCAGAGGTGGTAAAGGCAGTTACAAAAGACTATTCAGCCCTCATGAAAAAAATGGGGTTATCTTGAGATAATTTATGGCACAGGCAATAGGCATAACCCTTCCACTTCAACTAGGAAATACGGGATATTTTGAACAATCGTTCGATACTCTCGTGCAAGTTAAGTCAAACTTTATAAATTTGATACTTACTAGAAAGGGGGAACGTGTACACCAACCTGAGTTTGGGTGCGGTATACACGATTATCTATTTGAACAATTAACACCCGAGAATATTGAGGGCGCCAGATTGTCAGTGGTAGATGCAGTAGAACGGTGGATGCCGTTTTTAGAGTTGATCAAATTTGAATTAAATGCGGCACCGATAGACTTGGATAACAATAGGTTACAATTATATGTTGGATACCGACTTAGGAAAAACCCAAACATCAGAGATGCAATTATTCTGACGTTTTAGGAGATAATCAATGGCAGTAAATCAATCAATTACACGAAAATTTACACCCAATTTTAAGGATGTTAATTATTTAGCAAAAAATTTCTCTGAATTCCGTCAAAATTTGATTGAATTTGCCAAAGCATATTATCCGAACACCTATTCGGATTTTAATGAAGCTTCGCCTGGTATGATGTTCATGGAAATGGCATCTTATGTAGGTGATGTGCTATCATTTTATATTGATAATCAATTTAAAGAAAATTTATTATTGTTTGCCAGAGAACGACAAAATGTAATTGCGATGGCGCAAGCACTTGGATATAAGCCAAAGTTGACTGCGACCGCAACGGTAGAAGCTAATATATACCAAATGGTTCCGGCGCTAGGATCAGTATATGGATACGAACCCGACAAAAGATTTTTTCTAAAAGTCTTACCAAATTCAAAGTTCGTCAGTGACACCCTACCTCCACAAGTATTTAGATCAATTGATACGGTAGATTTTTCTGATCCTACCGACAGATCAATGCGTATTTTGTCACGTGATGTTAATAATGCACCCACAATGTACGTGGCAACGAAAAAAGTAAAACTTGTAGCATCAGAGACAAAAGTTACAACCTACGCATTCGGATCGGCACAGAAATTTGTTAAGGTAGAAATTCCAGATTCAAACGTAATTTCTATTATGAGTGTTGTGGATTCTGATGGAAATGATTGGTACGAAGTAGATTATCTTGGACAAGATCTTATTATAGAAGAAAGAAATCTTCAAACACGAGATTCTGATGGATTTTTAACTCAAGAAGCTTTGGAAACGGGATCGTTGTCACCTGCTAAACTTGCGGTATTCAAAAGAAAAGCTAGAAGATTCACCACCAGAGTTAACAGTGATTTGAAAATGGAACTTTGGTTTGGTTCTGGTACGGGAACAGTAGATGAAAATTTAGTATATTTAAACGCATCTCAAATTGCGAATTCTAAGTTTAATCAAACGCTGGCAAATCAATCAATCGATCCTTCGGATTTTATTAATAGTGATACGTTTGGTATTGCACCGGCAAATACTACATTAACAGTGACGTATTTGGTTGGCGGTGGAGTACAGTCCAACGTTCCATCTAACACAATTACGCAGGTAGAATTGGCAAATATAGATAATAGAGTAACGGATTATGCAGAAAGTGAACAAAATTTATTTTCACAAGTAGTATCTAGTATAGCAATTTTAAACGAAGAACCTGCACGTGGCGGTGGAGACGTAGAAACGATTGAAGAGATTCGTCAAAATGCGTTAGCATTTTTTAATGCACAAAACAGAGTGGTCACGGATAAAGATTACGTGGTTCGTTCATTGGCCATGCCATCAAAGTTTGGACAAATATCAAAAGTATTTGTGGTACGTGACGAACAAATTAATGCAATTGGTATACAGGATCCAGCATTATTGGTGGTTAACAATGATCAAAACCCATTTAATGATAGATCATATGTGGTTGACCCAGTGGCACCAAATGCTATTAATTTATACGTGCTTGGATATGATGATCAAAAACGACTTGCAACACTCAATACATTAGTAAAGAAAAATTTATCAAAATACCTAGAACAATTCAGAATATTGACAGACGATGTAAATATAGTTGATGCGTTTGTCGTGAACATCGGCGTAGATTTTAATATTGTAGTGTACAGAAACTATAATATGAACGATGTGGTAGCAAGGTGTATAGATGCAGTAAAAGATTTCTTTGATATAGAAAAATGGCAAATTAATCAACCCATCATTATGAATGATTTACGATTAACCATTGGATCAGTGGAAGGAGTACAAACTGTTACCGATGTTACTGTAAAAAACAAATATAAATTTCAAGATGGAAGAGATTATTTCGAATATCGTTATCCAATAGAAGAAGCAATCGTTGACGATATTGTATATCCGTCACTTGATCCGTGTATTTTTGAATTACGTTATCCTGAAACGGATATTGTTGCGTCGGCCAGACAATAAAATAGAGAAGTATAATGCGAACATTTATCACATCATCTCAAGACACAACTATTTACGAAAGATATCCTTCTACAAACGCAGGACTGGATGAAATTCTTGAAATCGGTAAACTTGTAAAAAGTTTAGACGGTGATTTTATGTATGCGTCTTCTTCAGCAAGAATACTAATTAATTTTGACGTACCGTCTGAGCATCAATACCCAACAAATTCCAGATATTATCTTAATTTACGCATTGCAAATGCAAAAAATGTAAAACGATATCAAAAACTTGAAGTATACCCAGTATCTCGTAGTTGGATAGAAGGTAGTGGTTATTTTTATCAAGACGTAAAAAACGCTGAAGATGGTGCTACATGGCGAGAGGCGAGTGAGACTCAAAACTGGACGGTATCGGGTAGTGACTTCGTAACTACACCAAGTGCCTCATATATAGTATCGGCAACTCCAATTGAAGACATAAAAATAGATGTAACGGATATACTCGCTCCAATAGTCACTGCGTCAAATGTACTACCGTGGAATGGATTAATAATCAAATATCCAACGGAAGACGAATTGGACGCATCAAATAAAGGAAACATTAAAGTATTTTCTGGGAATACACATACAATTTTTTCTCCAAAATTAGAAGTTGTATGGAATAACCAATCCTTTACCACTGGTAGTTTAAAGTCCATACCTGGAAGTAATGTATCTATTATACCTAAAAATATAAAAGAAACGTATTTGAAGGGAGAACAAGATAAAATTTATTTGGTGGTACGGGATAAATTTCCAGATAAACGATTTGACGCAGTGCAACGATACAAAACAATGTATTATTTACCGTCTGAATCGTACGTCAGAATAAAAGATGAAGTATCTAACGTGGTAATTTACGATTTTGACCAGTATTCTGCAATAAATTGTGACACCTCTGGATCGTTTTTTATACTAGATACGAGTGCTTTGGAAACAAATCGATATTATAATATAGATATTAAAGTAAAAACTGCGGATCGTGTGTTTTTTCCAAGTTTTAACTATTCTTTCAAAATAGAAGACAATGCCTGATATTTTAAATTCCTATATACCAAAATTCTTAGTAGATCTAAAAAGAAACAACGAAGATGTTATTAAGGTATCAACCAAATATCTTGCAAATGACGGATATCAATATGAGCTGGTAGAGGAAACAGTTTCGCCTTCTCTTACACAAACTACACAGTCATTACAAGAATTACAACCGGAAATATCAAACGTATTTCCTTTCAAAACAGTCACACCCATACAGACAGACGGGTCTACGTTAATTTTAACACCTAGCGCAGATACAATACCTACGGCATCTCAAGGATATTATGTACCAATTTATTTTGAACGATATAGTCAGACAGTAATTCGAAATATAGATAAGACTTTTACTGAATTAACGGTATAATTTATGCCAAGACAGCCCAATTATAGAAGTGATATAGAAAATGTACAAGACTCTAGATTTACCGCATCGAGAATCGTAAGAGTTACAAGTGAACTTATTTATTACGAAGAACTACCGGCAAGTTTTGCATTTGATAACGAAGATAATATTGAAATACATTTTTATACTATTCCTGGTAACGAATTAATATTAAGTACACTGATCAATATTAGTGAAAATATATTAAAATCTCATATTGTTTCTTACGCAGACGGAACGTATAAAAATTATTTACGTTTAGACATGACGAAATTGTTTGTGGATAAGAATTTAGTACTAATCCCAGGCGATTATTTTATGGTTATGAATTTCTTTTCCGACGAAATTGGAAATTATAACAATAGAAATTTAAATCTAGATATAGTATCTCCGTCACGAACAGAAGTACAATTAAGTTTTTCGGATACGACAGATGAAATAACGTTTAATGAAAATTTGAGACTGCTGAAAGAGTTTATAGAACCTTCGTTTAACAAACCAGACGCAGTTGGTGCAGCAGAGAAAATTTTTAAAGCGGGGGCGACAACCGGAGATATTCGGGTAGGTATGACTGCCGACGCAGTAGTTAATAAAATTGACGTTCCCGTGGGTCAAAGTTATGCAAATACAATGGCAAGAATAGATCGTATCAATTTACGAAATGTTTTTGACAAACAAGTCAACGATTTCCTCCCAGAATTGTTTAAATACATACGAGAGGAAATAGTTATTAATAGTGACGAAAGAGTTCAACAGGACGACTATAGAAAACTAATAAACGATGTTGTGAAAAAAAAGATAGCAAATTTACAACAAACGTTAGACAATCGTATACGAGTGAGTTAACAGGTACTAATTTATGACGAATCCATTTGGACTATTTGATTTTTTGGAAGATGAACTGTACGGCGGAGGCGACTTTGGAAACTCCGGCGGTTCAAGTACTAGGCGCCGTTTTGATGAAGATATAGCACCACCAATTGACGACGGTGCTAACACCAATACGAATACCAATACCAACACGAATACCAATACCAACACCAACACGAATACCAATACCAACACTAATACTGGTAGTAATAGATGCGGTGATAATGGTGCATTTGGAAATTGTCCGGAAGGATTTAGTTGTAAAGCAAGTAATTCAAGTACAAATGGACAATTTGACCTCAGCTACTCATGTGAACGAGATGAAGAACCACCACCGCCAACCACCCCGCCTGCAAGTCAAGAAATAACAAAGCAGGGCTGCGAGTCTGATGCAGATTGTGGAAGTGGGTATTTTTGTGATAGTAATAATATTACGGGATATCAACCAAGTCCAATGGGTGGCGATCCATATGCAAACCCAATCTACGGATGTTCACCTATCACCCCTCCCCCACCAACCACCCCACCTCTTGAAGACTGCCCAACGGGATTCATAGAATGTTTTGGTAGTACGGGAGTATATCACTCTGGACAAAGAAATAATCAGGGACAATGTACAACTACATCAGTTCCAAATGACGCAGGATGTCCTGCGGATCCACCGGAATGTCCCCAAACCCAAGAATGTGTAGGCACTACTTTAGTAATATACACTGGAGAACGATCTGGTGGTGGGAATGGACCCTGTATAACAGAATCTATAGCTAATGCAAGTCAGTGTATTATTGATGAGCAATGTCCAGACGACTTCATAGAATGTGTCGGGAGTACAGGTATATATTGGTCTGGACAACGAGATGGAAACGGTAATTGTACGACAAGATCTGTACCAAATGATTTTGGATGTGTAGAACGTAATTGTCCAGACGGATTTATCGAATGTAATGGCACTACGGGTATTTATTACAAAGGCGGTCCACCAAATGCTCAAGGCGTGTGTGAAACCTCCGAGGCACCAAACGATCCTCAGTGTTTACCCGATTGTACAAACGACTTTATTCGGTGTGAAGGTCGAAATGCCGTTTATTATACGGGCCAACGAAACGCAAGTGGAGAGTGTGCAACTGTACAAGAACCAAACGATCCAATTTGTGTAGGACCACCATTATGTAATACCCGACAGGTAAGTATTGCGTGTAGGGAATTAATTCAATTTGCTAACGGCAATGCTACAAAACTAGAGTTTATATCAAACTCACCCGCCGGATGTGCAATACCAGACACGGCAAACACTGCTCTAGAATTTACACAATGGGACACATCACAGTGCGTTGTAGACGAACCATGTCCACCGGATGGAACGTTTGTACAGTGTAGCGGAGTAGATAAAGTCGTATATACTGGTACAAAACTAGGTGGAGTGTGTCAGACACGGATGGAACTGAATGGATGTGCCCCACCACCACCAACTACTCCGCCACCTAGTATACCGATAGAATGTCCATATCCAGGAACATTCATAGAATGTATTGGTACGACAGCAATCGTATACACGGGAGAGCAAGATAGTAATGGATGTACCGTACGAGAATTACCAAGTGATTATCGATGTCCACCACCAGATTCTCCACCGGTTTCACCGTTTCCATCAAACACACCGGCTCCATCAAACACTCCTGAGCCTGGAGTTTCTGTAACACCAACACCGGCACCATCAGAAACTCCAGTATATCCAGTAACTCCATCAAGTACTCCAGAACCTTCGTTAACTGCAGCACCATCACGAACGCCTGGACCAACGATTGAGCCTCCGCCTATATCACCATTTGTAACGCCGACACCATCAATAACACCGCCGGTTTCTAGAACACCTGCTCCGTCACCTACTCCTATTACATGGAGAGATTGTATATCGGGTGTAGTGAATATAGGAAGAGCGCCGTCAGGATATCGGGAAGTGAACTACCCAACGGGTGGTACATGTTGGGAACCAGTTTCAGAAGTTGGGTTTACCCCTAGTTTATCGGATGCGTTATTATTTATTCACGAACGAGGTGGTCCGTTACCTACATCGAAGAAGATAACTGCTACAAATC